GTCGCGGGGTTCACGAAAAGCGCCGCCTGAATATGGTCGATCACTTCCTTGACGAAATCCTCGACGGTCGCCTGCTGAATCCAGGCCATGGACATGCCGAACTTCTCGCCGTGGAGCGCCGTCGCGGCCGCCTGGAAGCTGTTGAGATCGATGATGGTGGACGGCGCGCCCATCCCCCAGTCGGGGTCCATCAGGCATTCGATGATGATGTGCGCCGGGTTCACGTCAACCGGGTTGTCGCCGACCTGGATCGTCTCGTAGAGCGGCGACAGCGGTGTGCGACACTTGCGAAAAACCGTGGCCCAGACCGTCGGCAGGTAGGGGTTGTTCTGACACCACATGAACCCCTTCTGGTTCTTGCCGGAGTGGAAGAACAAGGAGGCCGTGCGGCGGAAACCCGGCATCCGTGCCTGGGTCCGGCCGAAGCGATCCGCGACGTTGGCGGGGAAGACCTGATCGTCATGGCCGGGCATGAACCAGCACTTGCCGATCACGCCGCCTTCCTTCTTGTCGCCGCCGAACAGGTCGGGCCGATTGATCCGCAGTTCCTGGTAGCCCGTCGCCACGACCTTTCGCGCGGCGCTGCTGATCGGGTTGCCGTCGAACAGGTCTGCGAGCGTGGTGCTGACGAAAGTCTTGAACGTCGTGCGGAACGCCCCCTCCAGGATTTCCTCCTCCGTGGGGTCGTCTTCGTCTGCTTCCTCGTCTTCGTCAGGGTAGTCGGTCGTGCCGGGCCAAGCGTCACGCTCCTTGATCCAGACGCCGAGCAGCGCGTCCACGGGTCCGGCGCAGATGCCGAAATGGGCGCTCATGTGGTAATCGACTACAGGGTATTCGCCGCCGCCCTTCTTGCTACTTCCCACTGGAGGCCTCCCGACGCTCGGCCTCGGCGACCGCGCGGCGCGCGTGCTCACTGTCGATAGCCAGGAGTTCGTCGGCGGGGATTCCCTCCCGGACGAAGCGCGTCCATTCGATGCCGTTCGCTTCAAACCACGGGCGGACTTGCTTCATGCAGAAGCCCAGCCGGGAGCAGTCCTTGGGGTAGACCCTGGTCACTTCTTGCCGCCGCCCCCGTCCTTGACCTTGCGCTCCTTGAGCTTCTTGTCCCCATACCAGAGATAGTTCAACCCCTTCATCGTGTAGGTGCCGAAGACGTTCGGGATCGGCCGGCCGGCCTCCGCCGTCGGGTTGTCCATGTCCTTCGCCGCCGGAGGCTTGGGCTGCTTGGGCTTCGGCATGATGAGGTAGGCGATGATGTTGATCGCCAGCCCGACAAGCAGAGAAACGAACCACGCCATCAGGACCTCACGAGAAGGGGTTCTTGTTGATGGGGTTCTCCGTCGGAATCCAGGGGAAGCCCCCGAAATTGACCACGTTGTCGTGAAGCGTTTCGCAGGACGCGAGGTCGTGCGGACAGCCCAGCACGACATCAAGCGGATCGCCCGCCGCGAAGTCTGTCGTCGGCCCCGTCAGAACCAGGGTCTTGCCGGCGTTCTCGATCTTCAGGATGGACCGAAACTCGCGGCCGCGCGCCGTATCCCACTCGACCATGCCGCCGACGAAGCCCGCCACGGGGAAGCTGCCGTTCCAGCCTTCGTTGAGCGTGATCCGAGTCGCCGTGACGATGACCGACACAACCTCCAGCGTGGCGGCCGGCTTGCTCGCCTTGCAGGCCGGTCCGTAGAGCGCGTGGCGGCAACCATACTGGTAGTTCTGGCGCAGCCCGGTCCGGCGCATGGACGTGGAAATCGGCTCGCAGGTAAAGACGGTTTCCGAGCCCTCGCGCTTGCCAGACAGGACGCGGCCGCTCCAAGCGACAAGGAACTCTCCGGCGGTATCGTTGGCGTGGCCCTGGCGGACGATCAGCGTCACGACCTGCCCCGGCGGGTAGACCCTGAACAGTTCGGCGATCTCCGCGTTGATCGGCACGCGCACGGTCAACGCGGCCTTGTCCAAGGTCCCGCTCGCCCTGATCTCATTGCGGACAATCGGGATCGGCTCGTAGGTGACGCCCGCGTGCGTGATCGACTTCTCGGCGTTGGTGTAAGCGTGGAAGGCGTTCGGCGTCGTGCCGTAGACGAACTTGAACAGTTCGACCGGCTCGCCCTGGGAACGGCTTTCCTCCTGGTCCTCGAAGCTCACGGTCCAAGGTCCTCCAGGGTGCGGAACGTGATCTGCGCCTGGGCGACCGCGTTCGTCAACCACTCGACCGGAAGCTGATCCGACGCGAACCGGCTGGCATACAGCCAGGAGACCATGCGGACCGTTTCCGGCCCCGTGTCCTCCACGAGGTCAGCGCCGACCTGGAGGACGCTATCGTTGCCCTCGCTATCGGTGATCTCGAAGATGTCCTCCACGGCGTAGAAGCGCAGTTCCCCGGCTTTGGTATATACCGAGACCGCCCGATGGACCGTAGAGCCTCCGTAGAGTTTGGCGAAGAATGGTCCAGCCACGCGCAGGTCCCGCGTGCCCTGCGGCGCTGCCTGCTTGAGAATGATGTCGGTCTCCCAGGACGGCCGATAGAACTCGCCGCGCTGGCCGCGATGACGCTCGAAGAACTCGCGGATCGCCTCGGCCTCGGCCTTGTTCCGATTGAGGAACGTGAGGCGGTGGAGGATCGTCCCGAAGTCCTGCGGCCGGAAAACCTCTGTGCGGCCCCAGCCGTAGTCCACGTTCTCGCGAACCGCCTCGTAGGTCGCCTCGGGCCGGTCGGCCCAGTTGAATCGCTTCGTGAAGACCTCGCGTCCGCCGAAGGTCACGGCGGCGTCCGGCGGGTCCAACACGGGCTCGCTGCCAGGGACGACCTCCAGGCTCACGGTCATGGTCGCGATCCGGTCCGTTTCCCGGCGCGTCTTCAGCGCGGTGTCCAGGCGGCCGCTGACGGCGTAGTGGACCTTGGTCCCGACGGGCCAGTCCGCGTCGAAGGCGGCCGACAGCGTGACGGCCGGCCCTACCGCGCTCACGACCCGGTTGCTTTCGCGCCGGTCGCCGAACTGAAGGATCACATTGCTGCCCGCACGGAGCCAGGACGGCGCGTCGTCTCCCAACGTGACGACCTTCGAGCCGGCCGGGAGAACGGCCGCCAGCGGGGCATCCCTTCCGGGCTCCTCGACCACGATCACGTTGTTCTGCCACGCGGCCATGATCGCCTGAAACTCCACAAACGCGGCGCTCTTGACCTGGGCGTCGAACTCCAGGGTCTTGCGCGGCGTTTGCCGGAGCGCGCGGCGCTGCTCCTTGCCGGAGCGCGACCGGATCACGTCGGTCTTGTAGGCGTAGGTCACGGTCGCGGCCCGCCGCCAGTTGACGATGAACGGGGCGAGCAGGGCGCGCGTGCCCAGGATGGAGATCGGCGTCTCCTCGCCCGTCGAGAAGCTGAAGCCCATGGCGGCGGCCACGGAAGGCGGACCGGCGAGGCTGGCCGTGATCGTGTATTCGACAAGCTCCAGCGCCAGCATGGAGACGGGCGTTGTGGGGCCTTCTACCTCCAGGCCGTCGAAGTCGGCGAGCGCGACATCCGTGATCTGGATCGGGTCAAGGTGCGCGTTCCACACCTGGAACGACAGGCTGGCCCGGCCGGCGATGGCCCCGAAGTCCAGAAGCGGCGGGATGAAATAAACGCGGCTGTAGAACACGTCCATGAAGCCGGCGAGGTCCGCGCCCGCGAAGTCGAAAGACCGGACGCCGACATTGGTATGCTCGACGGCCCCGGTCACGCCCGAGCCCGGCGTCACAAGCTCGCGTTCCTCCAACGCGATGTCCCGCCGCACGCCAAGCGCGGCCGCCACGTTGGGATGCTCCCCCCAGAGTGCGCCCGCGAGCGCCGCGCCGGCCGCCACGCTCAATCCTCGGGGTAGGCGAGCCCGAGCATGTAGCTCGTCTCATCCAGGAAGTAGAAGCCGTTCGCGCCGCCGCCGCCCCTGGCGAACGACTCCGTGAGGGTGCGCCTCCACTCGGGGAAGACGCGGAAGTGCTGCGTCCCGAGCACGATCTGTTGGCCGGGGTTGAGGCCGACCATGTTGACCGCGAACACGCCCGCCGGGTGCCCGATGGGCCGGATGCGGTAATCCGCGTCCAGGTCGCCGGCCGGGCAGAACAGGTTGATCGGATTGAGCACCGACGCCGCCCCGAACTCGGCGCGGCCGTGGCGCTGGAGGAGCCCGAGCATGAAGTTGTCGGCCGCGCCGCCGAAGACTTCCGTGCCGTCGAAGCTGTTGGCGACATTGTTGCCGCCTTCCGGGCCATCGAAGCGCCGCCACGAGGCGAGGTTGCTCGCGTGGACGACATTCACGCCGCCCGCCTGCGCGCCAACAAAGGCCACACCCGCGTCGTGCGAAGGCTGATCGTTGTTGTGACGATGCCGCGCCGAGAACAGGTATTTGTTGTAGGTGGACTTATAGCTTTGAGAAGCGCCAAGAAAACTTACGGCCGTGTCGATAGGACCGTTCCCGCAAATCACTTCACCGCCAGCATAGGACCCCTTCTTGACCATGTTCCCGATGTAGAGATGGCGATAGTAGTTGAAGCCGAACTCCACCACGACCGCGATAAACGGCTCGGGCTCCGTGTCGCCGAACATATGGATTTTGGTCGGGGCGAACTCGACTGGCGTATCCAGCCCGCCGCCCAGCAAGGGCCGTCGGATGTTGGCTCGCCGGTTCGCGCTGTCGGCCGCGTCGAAGACCGTCAGCCGGTTCTCGTCATCGCTCGCCTGGAGCGTGAAGCTCCGTCCGCCGCCGGGCCGCGTCAGGGTGACGCCGACCGTGCCCCAGCCGCGCGCGGCCGCGAACGTGGCGACGTGCGCGGGGATGGCCCCCAAGGACGAAACGGCCTGTTCCACATACATCTGCGGTCAATCCAGCTTGAGAGCCCAGTAGGAATCGGGCGTCGTCCTGAAAGAGTTTTGGACCACGAGGTAGGTGTCGCCGTCCACCGTGATCTCGTTCTCGGCCGCGTTCCCGTAGCCCTGGCACTTCTCCACGCCGTCGAGCGAGCCGTAGGTCTGGCTTTGCGCCGTGTCCATGATCGTGAACGGCATCGTCCATAGCTCGCCGCCGAAGCATTCGATCAACGGCGCGCGGAGCGTGCTTAAGCTGTAGAAGGTGATGCCCGTCCCGTCGAACCAATCCTGCCGGTCGTCCACGTTCGGGTGAATCACGAGGTCCGTGGTCTTCGTGCCCGTGTGGGAGATCGGTTCCCAAACCCCGCCGGGCGTCATCATCCATGCCTGCGGCAGCGCCCGGTCCGTGTTGCCGAGAACATCCCACGACGGCTGCACGAAATGGCTATGCCACGCGCTCACGTCGCGCCAGGATGCCGGGGCGTTGGCTCCACCCTCATCCGCGCCCGCAGAACCGCCAAGGAAGTAGGGGTAGGGATAGGCGTCCGGTGTGGCGAAGGGGAGGAAGAACCCGGCATAGAGCGCCTGATAAACGGTGGAGATTTTGTTCACGCAGATAAAACGCCGCCCGCTCATGACGAACCAATAGTCGAACTCCAGATTGTTGAGGAAGATGCGAACCGAGTGCGGCGTGACGTTGACGTGATCCAGCCACGAGGAAGCGTCAGGGAGCGCCCCGGTCATGCCGATGGCCTCCACGCAGTAGGAGTCGCCGACCGGGTTCTGGACAAGCCGCAGGCCGACGTAAATCTGGTTCTGATCGGACAGGCCGGGGCCGCGCAGGACCACGCCCTCCTCCGGGCCGTCTTCGTGCTCCCACACGTTGACCCATTCCTGGTTCGCGGCCACGAGCGCGGCGTTGGCCGTCAGCGCGGCCAGGAGCGCCGCGTAGTAGGCGGAGGGGTTCGCGGCAGACCCTGATACGACTGCGGTCACATTACCTCCCCAGCGCGCCGTTGAAGGCCGCCCCGTTGGCGCGGACAAAGTTCAAAATGGCCTTCTCGCCTACCGTGCTGGACAGCGCCGCGTCAAGGAAGCTCGCGGCGTCGAACAGGTTCACGATCTTGGTGTCGCCCGCCGCCGGGGTCGCGCCGCCGCCGTTGAAGATATGACGGGGGTCGTTCTCCGTCAGAACTTCTTCGTTGCGCTCCAGGATCGTCGGAACTTCGTTGGGCCGCAGGCCGGGGATGCCGCCGCTATGGAAGCGCATGGCCCCCGCGAAGATGGCCGGGTTCACCGTTCGCTGCGACAGGCCCGGCCCGACGAGCCCGCCCGTGTGCGCCACGCCGACGCCGACGCCACCGCCGCCGAACCCGAACGCCGACATCGCGTTGAGGATCGCCTGCTTGATAATCATCTGGGCGATCTGGCGCAGAAAGTCCGACGCGAATTGGAGGAAGGCGCGGCGCGCCGCCTCGCCCACGTCCTCGCCGGCCGCCACCGCCTGGGCGAACTGATCGAAGGCGTTGGTCAAGCCGTCGGCGAACAGCGTGCCGACCTTGCTCCAGTCCAGGAACGTGTTCTTGCCGGCCGTCGAGAACTTCTGGGCCTCCAGATTGGCCGTCGCCAGCTTGGCGATGGCGGCGTCCGCGTTGCCGACGGCCTGCCACATGGCGGTCGCGTTCGCGATGGCCTGGATCAGTTGTTCGTTGACGGCCGCGATGGCGATCTCGGTCTCGGCGACCTTCTCGGTCTCGCCGCCTTCCTGGTAGATTTTCTGCTGCGCTTCGAGTTCGTTGCGCTGCGTCAGAAGGTCGTTCACCTTCTGCTCGGCCTCGACCGCCTTCTCCTTGGTCGCGTTGGTCGCTTCCTCGGCCGCCTGCTTGGAGTAGAGCGCCGTGACCTGTTCCGTGATCTTGGCGCGCTCCGCCTCGCCGAGCGTCAGGCCGACCTTGGCGAGTTCAAGTTCCCGCTCGCGGATAGCCTTGGAGACCTCCCGGTTGATAAGGTCCTGGCCCTGCTGCTCAAGCTCGAAGGCGCGCTGCTGCGCCTGGGCCGTTCCGGCCTCAACCGCCTTCGCCTGCTCCTCGGCCTGCTTCTCCTTCTCCTTCGTGATCTCCTTTTCCTGGTCCAGCGCGTTGTCGAGCGCCATGTCGTCGCCGGCCGCCGAGCCGTAGATCGCGGCGTTCTGGTTGTAGCGGTCCCGACGGATGCCGCCGTTGTCGCTCCCCAGTGCCTTGATGGCGGCCGCGATCTCTTGCGTGCTCCCGCCGTCCCGGAACGCCTTCACCAGCCGATCAGGAAGCTCGCCATAGTTATAGGCGATGGAGGTCAAGACGCCCTGCTGCGCGGGGTTGAGCGCGTCGAACGTGCCCGCCCCGACCTGGGCGCGGGCCTTCGGCATGAACTCCGTGGTGATGCGGCGCAGCAGGTCCCGGTTCGCGTCGGCGACGCTGACGGTCATGCCCTTCACGACCTTTTGGATCGTGCCGTCGGAAAGCGTGATCGTGTCGGACCCGTAGCCGACCCGTTGCGCGTTCACGTCGTAGGCCGGGCGGGCGATGAAGCCTTCGGACTTCCGCAGGATCGCGGCGGCCGCTTCCACGCCGTCGGAGAACTTGCCGAGGCTCTGAACGATTTCGTCGGAGTATTCGGCTTCCACGCCGCTGCGCGCTTCGTCGCGAAGACGGAACGCTTCGTTGGCCGCCCCGATGGACGTGGCGAGCTTGATCGCTTCCTGGAAAGCCTCATCGATCTCGGTCAGCTTCTTCAGCTTGTCGAGTTCGGCCGCCATGCCGGGGATGGCTTCCTTCAGCTTGTCGATAGCCTCGCCGTAGCCGGACAGCCGCTTGGTCGCTGCGTCCACGCCGTCGCTGGAGTCCGCCATGGCCGCGCCGAGCCCGAGCACCGCTTTTGCAGCCGCATTGGTCGGGTCCTCGATCAGCGTGATGACGGCTTGGAGTTCCGCGATCTTGTCGCGCTGCGCCTGGGTCGCTTCGGCCGCGTCCACTTGGTTGCTGACATATTCGTCAAAGCCCTCGCTCTGGCCGTAGGCGTCGGCCAGTTCGTCAAGCTGGCTCTTGTAGGATTCCAGGCTGATCTCGCCCCGGTTAAAGCCCTCCGTGATTTTGTTGACCTGCTGGAGCACGGCCGCGTTCGGGCCGGCGATGATGAAGCCGCGCGGCTTCTCGATTTCGTCCAGGCCCTTCACGAGTTCCCGCAGGTCCGCGCGCGCCTTGGCGGCCGACATCTGCTTGATCTCGTCGGCGAACTTCTTGGCCGACCCGCCCGCCGCCTCGTAGGCGTTCTTCACGTCGTCAATCGTGGTGGACACGCGAGCCAAGGCTTCCCCGGCGGCGTCCGCCTCCGTGGCCCAGTAGGAGAATCCGACGGCGACCGCCGTCAGCGCCGCGCCGACAAGCGTTGTGGAAGACAGCGCACGCACGGCGAGCGTCAGTCGGCCAATCGCGCCGGCCGCCACACCCGCCCGCAGGCTCATGGTCATCAGCGCGCCCGACGTAAGCGGGGCGGCGGCGGCCGTCGCCACCATGGCGACCCGGAGCTTCACGAACTCGGCCCAAATCGCCGTGATGAACGGCGCGATCTTGACCGCCGCGATGGCGGACAGGCCGATGACGACCGCTTGGAAGTTCTCGACCAGCACGCCGATCAGGTCCACGAGGACCGCGACGCCGCGCGACAGGTTGCCGATGAAGGTCTGGAAGTCCGCGCTCGCCAGCGTTTCGTTCATGTCCTTCAGCAGGTCGGTGAACGACTTGATGAAGCCGGCGTTGGCGAAGGCGATCAGCGCCTGGAAAGCGTTGTTCTGGAGTCGCCCGAGTTCGGTCGTGGTCGTCTGGAGCGAGGCGGCAAGCTGCGGCCCGTAGCGCTCCCGCAGTTCGTCGGCGAACCCGAGCAAGGCGTCGGACGTGACCTCGCCCTGCTTGGTCATCTCCAGAAGTTCGGCCGTGGTCACGCCGAGCCCATCGGCCATGATCTTCAGCGCGCCCGGCAGGCGGTCGCCCAACTGGCCGGACAGTTCTTCAAGCTGGACCCGGCCCTTCGAGGCGATCTGCGTCAGGGCTTTGAAGATGCCCGACATATCCTCGAAGGACAGTTTGTTGACCCGCCCGGCTTCCGCCACGGCGATGAAGATGTCACGGGTCCGCTGGCCCTCGATATTGGTGCCCTTCGTAGACGCCGCGAACTTGGTGTATTCGTTCGCAAGCTGCCCGAAGCTGATGCCGAGCCGATCCGCGTTGCGACGGATGAAATCAAGCTCCTGCCCGGTCCGCTGCTCATCCTGATCGAAGACCGCGCCGAGCCGCGACTGGGCCGCCTCCAGCGTCTGGTAGGCGTCCACCGTCTGGCCCAGAAGGTTGATGACGCCGTAGAGCCCCGCGTAGGAGCCGATCAGGGATAGGACCTCGCCGCGCAAGCGCTGCGTCGCCGACAAGGCCTGACGGCTGTCGCCGTAGAGCCTGCGGTAGGCGTCGGCGAGCGCGTTGACGGGAGCGGCCGGCGGCGCGGCGGGCGTCCGGGCGACACGGGCCACGCCCTGCGCGGCACGGTCGCTGGCCTGGGCCAACTGGTTGAACGCCGTGACCGACTGCGCGGCGTCCGTGCGCGTCTGGGCCAGCTTCGCGCCGACCGTCCCGAGCACCGCAACGAAACGCTGCTGCCGGTCCCGGATCGCGTCCAGGTCGCCGCCGGTTTCCCGCAGGATCGCGCCGAGCCGGGCGAGGCCTTCCCGCTGCGCCTGATATTCGACCTTGGCCGCGCGTGCCGCCGTCGTAGCCTGATTCCAGGCGACCGCCTGTTCGCGCGTGGGCGGGCCGATGGCGACCATGCCCTGCGCCAGTTCCCGGACCGCGACCTCGCCCTGCTTCCACTCGCGGCGGGTTTCCAGCATGGCGCGGCGCTGCGCGTCGAAGGCCTGCCGAAGCTGCGCGTTCGATCCGCTGGCGAACTGGGCCAGAACCGCGTCGGCCTTGCCTGCGGCGGCCGCAAGCTGCGTCATCTCCACCTGGGCGCGGTTGAGCGCGTTTTCGGTGTTGGCGAGGCTGACGGCCGCGCCGTCGGTCGCCGCGTCAAGCTGCTTCTGTTCGGCCACGCCCGAGCGGATCGCGTTGCGGAACTCGACCTGCTCCTTCTGGAGACGGGCGAGCGCCGCTTCCTGCCGGGCGAAGCTGGCGTTCGATCCGTCCAGGGTCTGTTCCAGGCGCTGGACGGCATTGGAGGTCTGGCCGATGGCGGCCCGCACGACGCCCTGGGTGCCCTGTAGATCGGTGAGTCGGGCCTGTTGGGTCTGGAGCGCCTTGCCGGAGCTTTCGAGCGCGGCAGACAGGCGCTTGGTCGGCTCTGCCGTGGCCGCGAGTTCCGCCCCGAGCTTGGCATAGCGCGCGGCGGCCGCGTCCACCTTAGCCTGCTGCGCGTCAATCTGCTGGCCGAGCGCCTTCTCGGCGGCGATCAGCTTGTCGCGATCCGACTTGGCCCGCTCGAAGGCGGACGACTGCGCGGCGATCTGATCCTTGGCCTTAGCGAGCGCGGCCGCTTCCCGTTCGATGGCGGCGGCCGTCGCGGTCGCAGCGGTCCGCAAGCCGTCGGTCGTCTGGCGGGCGCGGGCGCTTTCCTCCTGGAACCGGGCGAGTTCTCCCCTGGCCCCGACGACGGACTGCTCCAGGCGTTCGGCCGCCTGCTCCGCGTTCTGGAGCGACTTGGCGATCTTCGCGCCGAAGTTGGCCCCCTGAAGCTGGCGCTCCAGCCCGCCCAAGGTTTCCCCAAGCTTGTCAAGAACGCTGCTCGTTTCCGAACCGCGCTTCTTAAGACCTGCCTGGGAATCCGTGAAGCTGTCGAGGGCTTTCGTGATGGCGTTGAAGGCCTTGGTGGCCTCATCGCGCGCGCGGATTACTAGATCAACGTCCTTGCGCGCCATCCCCGCCCTCTACTTGCTCGGGCCGCCGTTTCGCGGCGGTCTTTATGTTGATCGAAGCGATCTGCTTCTTGAACAGTTCGATCCCCTTTTTCGAGAATGCCCCGCTTACCACCGTTTGCATCAACGTGGCCCGAGTGACCTCGAATCCATTGAGGCGTTCTACCACCAGATTGTGCTCGTCCACCAGGAGCGCGAGCGGGTAATCGCGCGCCTGCGGATGACCATGGTCCAGAAGAAGGCTTACCTGACGGCGAAGGCTCCAGAACCATTGCTGGAGTGTTTGGAGAGTGTCGGGGCCGTCAGCGTCCCCACCGTCGTCTGCACGGACTGGGCCATGCGGGTGACGGTCTCTACCAACTTTTTTACGTCACTCTCCGTCGTGAAGGTGAGGCGGATGATCTTCTCGATGGCGTCAAGCTGCGGCCCGACCGGCAAACGCGAAATGCCGTCCCGGAGCTTGGCGTCTTCCTTGCGGTCGCCGGTCAACTCGCCGGAGGCGTGAGCGATGATGTCGCCGACGAGCGCCGGAAAGCGATCCATGCCCAGCTTGACGAGAAGACCGATGTCCTCGGGCTTGATACCGCCGGACTTCTTTTCGGCGAACTGGCCGAACAGCACCGTCATCGCCGGGCCGTGGGTGTTCACAAGACTGGTAAGGATGTTGAAGCTGATGCCCTCTACGGAAAAGGTCGTGGTCTCGTTGACCACGACCTCCTCACGAGGGACCTGATAGTCCCGAAGTGCCATGTCTTCCCCCTGGTTGTTCGTCGCTTAGACGTAGGCGGGCTTGCCGTCCACCTGGATCGCCGCCCCGCGCGTCGGCTTCAGGATTTCGAGGTTGAACGGAATCTGCTGCCACTCGTCGCCTTTGAGCGCGTAGTCGCCGTTCGGCGTGACCTTGATCCAGGGAAGCAGGTAGGTGAAGTCCCGCCCCTTGGGGTTCTTCTCGACATAGAGCATGGAGCCCTCGACCGGGGTCGAACCCGAGATCACACGCTCGCGCGTCGAAGACCGGGTGCCATAGTCCACGGTGATGTTCGCGCCCTCGGCCACCGCGCCCGTGTCGAGAAGGTGAAGCACGCCCGCGTCGTAATCCACGGTGTAGTCCACGCCTTCGATGTAGCTGGTGCCGGTTCCGCCCGCGAGAACGCCAGCGCCCGAAGCCGCCGTGTTGGTCGCGTCTTCCGTGAGCAC